TAATAAGTATATCACAAGTGAAAAAAAAATCAATGAAACGGAGGCTTATTTAATGACTTTAGGTAAAAAAATGAAACTCATAAGGGTAAAAAATGATTTAACACAAGCTGAATTAAGTGAAAAAATGAAGGTAACACAAACATTTATTAGCCAGCTTGAAAGAAATGTTTTGCCACCTACAAAAATGTATATTGCTTTATTTTGCTATGTTTTTAACATAAGTGAAGCCGAATTGTTCGAGGAGGTGGCATAGTGTGGCTTACAGTTAAAGAAGTAGCCGAATTATTTGACACTTCTGATAGAACTATTCAACGAAGAATTAAAGATTTTTGCGAAGGTGAAAAATATGTATTCCGCTGCACAAAAGGAAAAGGCAGAGGCGGAAAGCAGTATGAAATACTGTTAGAGAGCTTGCCACAATGGGCACAGGATAAATATAACGGTGTTGGTGCTAATGATTATATCAGCGACAACGAAGCATACAAACGCTTAGGTAAAAAGCGTGATAAAGCTATCATTAAATACAATATTGTTTGTGCCTATTTAAGATATAAGAAAGAAAATCACTTTAAAGGCAAACAACAAGCCTTTATTGCCAAACATAACGAAGAACACCCCGATAGCACTATAACCAAAAGACAGCTTGAATATTGGTGCCGCTGCTATATGAACGGCGGACTTTTGGCACTTGCAGACAATAGAGGCGGTCAGGAAGGTAAAACCCGTATAACGGAAGATATGTGGGATGTCTTTAAAAAATTGTATTTGCGTGAAAGCAGACCTTCAATAATGGCTTGTTATGAAATCACACAAGAACATTTTGCAGAGCAAGGTATAACTATTCCAAGCTATTCATCATTTAAAATCAGAGTTAGAAAAATCCCTGAAATAGTAGTTGCAAGATACCGTCACGGTAAAAAATACTATGAAGATAAATACTTGCCGTATATTCCGCAGGATTATTCTGATACATATTCTAATCAATTATGGATAGGCGACCACCATTTATTTGATGTTCTTGTTGTTGATGAAGAAGGAAATGTTTTCCGTCCGTGGCTTAGTGCGTGGGAGGATTTACATTCAAGAATGTTAGTAGGCTATGTGGTAAATCGTATTTCTCCAAACTCTGATATAGTTTTAGATAGCTTTGCAAGGGGTTGTTATACACACGGTATCCCCGATGAAATAAAAATAGATAACGGCAAAGACTATAAAACCTATGATTTGTTTAATAGCGGTTTTGCGTTATCTATCTGTAATACTATGAATATTGGGGTAACAAATGCCTTGCCTTTCAATGCGAAAGCAAAGCCAATTGAACGACTCTTCAGAACACTTGAAGAAAAATATTGTAAATTTCTTGATTCATATATAGGCAATTCACCGCACAACCGCCCCGAAGATATGCGAAAGCTGAATAAAAAACTTAAAAATAAGGCTATGCCGTACAAGGATTTTTTAAAGTTCGTTGATAATATGATTAAAACATATAATTCAAGCTATCATTCATCAATCAAAGCAACACCTATTGATGCATATAAAAGCGGTTTTGCTAAGCCAATGCGTTATGTAGCTGACGAAGATATTTTAAATGCTTTCTTTATGAGAACAACAAAGCCTATAAAGGTAAGCCGAAACGGTATCAGAGTACCAGCAATCGGATATTATTATGATGATACAAGGCTTGCACCATACATAGGTAAAGAAGTATATGCTAGATACAATGCAGACGATATAAGAAAGATTTATGTATTTGATGAAAACAATGACTTGATTTGCAGTGCAAAATCAGTTGAAATCTCAGGCCATAAATCACCCGTTACCATGGAATATATCAAGGAACTTCAACACAAGAAGAAAGCAAAAAATAAATTTGTCAGAGAACACCTTGAAACCGATATTACAATTCCTTCAGTTGATGAATATGTAAATAAAAAATCAGACCGTTTTGAAGATGTCAGTACAAAAGGCAATGTTATTCAGCTTACACCCGTAACATATGCTCAGGCTGAAAAGATGAAGCAAGAGGACGAAAACGAAAATACAAACACAGCAGCGGAAAAAGTACCGAAAAAGGAAAATATATTTAATAGCCGTGAAGCAGATAAACGAATAGCGGAATTTTACAAACAAGCAGGAGGAATTTAAATGCTATTTAATGATGATTTAAAAACTGTTGAAATGTTAAAAACTCATATTGCAGAAACAGGTATAACACAAAAACAACTTGCAAGGGAGTTGAATATTTCCGATACAGTTTTATCTTTATTTCTTGCCAACAGTTATACAGGTGATAACCAAAAAGTAATTGAAAAGGTAAAACAGTATTTACATATTGGAGCCGTACGGAAGGCTTTAACACCAAACCCAAACTATTGCGAAACCCTTTTGAACACACAGCAAATAACCGACTGCTTGCAAATGGCTCATGCTTCAAACGAAATTCTTTTGCTTTACGGTCCGGCTGGTTGCGGAAAAACAACAGCTTTAAAGCATTATGCCGAACATAATAACGGAGTTATATATATTGAAGCTGATGCAACCACAGGAACACCGAGAGCGATTTTATTAACTTTGCTTGAAAGTATAGGCGGTCAGCCTATCGGTTCAACTGCACAGGTTATGAAAAGCATATTAAATATATTAAGAGGAACAAACCGCTTAATTATCATAGATGAAGCACAGCACTTAACAGAACGCTCCTTTGACACAATAAGAGCCATTAACGATAAAATCGGAATAGGTTTAGTTTATTCAGGAAATCCCAGTATATTAAAGCAAATGTACGGCAGAAGAGAACAGGAATTCGACCAGCTCTACAGCCGTATCGGCTTACATTGTGAACTGACAAACAAGTATAGCCTTGACGATATACGAAATATTTTCAGCGGTCTTGATGTTTCAGAAGAATGTATCAAGTATCTGAAAAAGGTTGCACAGAACAAAGGCGGCTTGCGTTTAATGATTAAACAGTATAAAAACGCTGCAAATATCGCCGCTGCGTTCGGTCAAAGTTTAACGGTTGACCACCTTGAAGAAGCTGCAAGAAGAATGAGCATAAGGGGGCAACACTTTGGAAGATAAGAAAAGTGCAATTGAATTTCATCAACATACAATCATAAATCTTATAAAAATGATAAAAAGTGAAAAGGCAGTTGTTACTGCAATAACAACCACCTTTATAAGTTTACTTCATATCACCCGAAGTAAACTTATTATATCACTTAATTTCAAGTATTGCAAGAGTACATAAAACAAAACAGCGTTTAAAATGGCTTGTATTTGATTTTTGCAATTAAAGGTAAAGTTACACCGATATTTTTATACAATGCAAATTAAACGAATTTAAAAGGGTTTTAAACGCTGTTCGCTATCACTTTGAAATGAAAGGATAAAACAGTTATGAAAGATTTTAATATCAATATGTCTGAATTTGATTTATTAGACCCCAACAATTACACAGAGGGCAAAAATCCGATTCTATCAACTTTGTTCCACACTGTTATAAATGATAAATTAGGCAACAATTCAAACGAAGTAAAAGAAATGATTGCAGCTAATTCAGAGCAGGAAAAATTTACTGATACACTTTCATCAGAACAGTTAGAATTATATAACAATGCATACTGGGAACAATGTTCGATTGATACAAAAATAGAAACCGAACGCTTTATTTTAGGTTTTAAATTTGCTTTAATGCTCATTAAAGAAGGTTTAAAGCCGTGAGGTACAAGATGAACAGAAAAGCATTTCGCACCAACGCAAGAAAGGCTCTGTATTTTATCTATATAATTGGAGGAGTACATAATTTCATTGACATAGGAACATTGAAAGGTGAATTTATTTTTATAAAATCAGATTCAGAATTTAAAAAAATCATAAATTACCTTTTGAATAAGTATTACCTTACTAATAAGGAAAATAGTGATAATGTGAAATTAAGCCACAAAGGATATAGATTTATTTCTAATTTTATGAACCATACTGCATTAAAATAAGTATAACGATTGTTACAGAAGATAACAGAGGAAACAATTACAGGATATTCTTCCTCTGTCATTTTTCCAGTTTTAATATTAAAATGAATGTGTGAGGTGATACATATGAATAAACCAAGTGAAAACATTTTAAAGCTAATTGAAAAAAGCCCACAAATAAGCGTTCAAGATTTATTGGAATGCTTAGATCCAGAAAGCATATATAAATTAATGATGACTTACGGCGGTGAAACCATTTTCGTTCCCAAAATTGATAAAGTGTTAAAAATGGAACGAAATGAAAAAATAAAAAATGATTTCAATGCTGGTTTATCACAAAGACAATTAGTAAAAAAATATGGAATAACCGCAAGATATCTAAGGAAATTACTGACGGAAATAGAAGAATAATGCAAAACAACAAATATCAGCACTGATAGCTTACTTTGTTTGATAAGAAAAGAACAAAAAACAAACAGCTAACTTTTTGTCAATTAAGTTCATTAAATCTATTTAGCAATTGTGTTTATAAAAAACAGTTGTTTTGTTATAGATAGTTCTTTATTCTTTAAGTCAATAAAAGGATTTCAATTATTCAAGTAGTGCCATTGGTGCCGATGAATGTTGAAATCCTTTTTTTATTTTCGTATTTTGGAGGTGAAAAGAAAAATGTCTTATGACGGTTCAATTAAAATTGATACAAAAATTGATACCGGTGGCTTTAAAACGGGTATTGATAAATTAAAAGGACTTGCAAAAACAGGTGTATCAGCAATAACTACAACGCTTGCCGGTATAGCTACAACTCTTGGAGCAGGAGCAACAGCAGCGGCAACAGTAGGCTCATCTTTTGAGGCGGCAATGTCGAAAGTATCGGCTATCAGCGGTGCAAGCGGTAAAGACTTGCAGAGCCTTACCGACAAGGCCAAAGAAATGGGAGCAAAAACAAAGTTTTCTGCTTCCGAATCAGCCGAGGCTTTACAATATATGGCTATGGCTGGTTGGAATACTAAATCAATGCTTAACGGTATTGACGGCATTATGTCGCTTGCCGCTGCGGACGGTCTTGACCTTGCAACTACTTCTGATATAGTTACCGATGCAATTACTGCATTTGGCTTAAAGGCTTCTGATAGCACACATTTCGCCGATGTTCTTGCAAAAACCTCAAGTTCTGCAAATACAAATGTATCTATGCTCGGTGAAAGTTTTAAATATGTAGCACCTCTTGCGGGTGCTATGAATTACAGC